AAACGCCATAATCAAATCATCATGGTATCCTTTCATTGCTTGGGGTTTGCCGTTCCTCCAAATAAAAGTTTTCATTTCGTTAATAGTACGAGAAGAATATATCGTAATTAGTTTATTTCTGATAAACTCTTCTAATTTCGCAATTATCAGTGGTCGAGTTTTCATCGATGTGGTAAAACCGGGCACGGAAGAATTTAGGTGTTCAGCTGTGTGCTGGTCTACATATTCGTGAGTTGACTTTATTGAGTGGTACAAATTTGGGTATTTGGATTCATTTAATTTTTCTAGTACCGAAAACCCAATGTTGTTATTTTCTACAACAACCATACAATTACCAAACTCTTTGCCTACTTCATTTAACATGTTCGCATACATATCAAGCGTAGGTTTTCCTTGATATTCCCCGACAACTTCTAATGTTTCTAGTTTTATAATATGAAACGTCGAAAAGTCTGCACCATCACCGCGGGCAACATCGGCTACTAGCAAATAGCTACATGATGGATCATATTCTTCCCAAATCCAAAAGTTTCTATCAAATCCAGTTCTATGTTTTGGTTCGCGAACATTAGTCAACAACCACTCCATGCAATCGGGGTCAATTACTGTCTCGCCTGATGTGTTGAAGTTGCATTCAAGCTCTTGCGCAATCTGACGTTTAGACATGTTTCTGGTTTCTTTCTTATACCATTCTTCGCCGCGGTCTGGGTGAACGTCCCATGGTAAAGTTGTTATATTGAAATTATTGGCCCCTGATTCAGCATCAGCACAGGTTTTGTGAAACCAATTACCCACACCATTTGGGGTAGATAGTGCTATGCATCGACCACCAGTGGACAGCGTTGGATACAAACCGGTCCACAATTCTTCAAGACCCTCAATGTGTGCAGCCTCGTCTAGCACCAACAAAGACAATGCCTCAGAACGACCAGCATCTCCAGACGTAGACGCTGCCTTAATTGATGATCCGTTTGATAATTCAAATGATGTTCTATTATCGACATCGATGGTGGCTATTTTTAACCAATCCGGAACATTTCTCATAATGTTCTTCACTTTCTTTACTAAGTTACCTGCAGTAGCAAACTTGGTTGCCATAACAAGAATAGCCTTGTCTCGATGAAACAACATCATCCACACGATATAACCTGCAGTAATTGTTGATATACCTAATTGTCTAGCTTTAAGTATAACGTTAAATCGATAGTCATTAAAGTCTTTCAGCAGATCATCTTGAAAATCATATGTGTTAAACAGAATTAACCCGTGGAGCGGGTGTGAGATTCTTGCGTAGTTGTTAAGAAAGTAAGCTGGATCCTTACCACACTTTACAATTTCTTTAATCTGTTGCTTTTTGTCCAGTTGGAAGCTCATACATCCTTGAATACTCTGCGAATAAGTTCTTGCAATTCTTCTAATTTAAAGCCCATCTGTGGCCGGCCTTCGGCGCCGGGAGTATATAGAGTTTGCGGAGGTTCTTCATCTTGCATTTCAACACCCGGGATTTTTTCAAATACAGATTGAAATAGTTCTGCAACTTCGTCAGCCGGCAAGCCCTGAATTAAATCCATAAGTCGATCTTCCAGAGGGGCCGTTGAGCGTTCAGGCTCATTATCTTTTGGGATATCCATCGACATTGTATCGGCAGCTTTATTGGGCTTTTCCATTGGTGCAGTATCGCCGCCTCGCGAGCCACGATTCTTTAAGGCTTGGCGCCTCTCATATTCTTCATCACCAAGAATTTGTCTTAAAATATCTTGAGCAGCTTGACTTTCCTCAAGCATTTCTTCTTTGATATACTCTTCAATAATAATTTTTTTTAATCTATCAGCGGTAATATTCATTTTATTCTCCTGATTGCACAAGGTCTTTAATTTTTGCTACGGCGGCGACTAGTCCACCGGTGGCCAAGGCGGCTGTGACAGCCGGCTGGGTAGCAAAATGTTGAACGGCCTTCATTAAAATTTCTATATTTTCAGGTGTAATATTTTCAAGGCCCTCATCAATTGAGTTTACGTCTTCTATTTCTTCTTTGATAATTTGCTTAAGCTGAGACTTGGTAATTTTCATTTCATGATTCCTTTTTTCTGGTGTCATTACGCGGACGCTTTCCGCCGCTGCCGTCCCAACCGCCAAGATCAATAAACTTTCTAAAAGAATCTTCAGGCTTGGTGTCTTGGTCAGCTGCCACAGCCATATCTTCATTAAGTCCACCGACTCTATAGTGCATCTTGGCTGTCACCCAGGAGCGAATTCTGGTAGAGTTTTCAACGTGAACATCGATCTCTCCGTCAGCAGTAAGAGTCACTGATTCGTTACGGATCTTGCGATATTCCTTTTTAAGAAACTTAACAATTTCAGCAAGTTGTTCTTCCATCCTGGTTTCAAACCCGCCGGCATACACTTCCTTTAATGTAACCTCAGACATGTAAGAGAGACACATCATGTTTCCATAAAACTTGACGTTGAATCCGTCCATCACACGCTTATCAAGAATTGGGTCACCCTCTTCTCGTTGAAGACCAGCTAAAAGCGGTTCACCATTTTCGTCCAATGCGCCATCATAAGCATTTGCTGCCGCTTGCGACAAGCCTTGCACGATTTCATATACAGTTGCCATTATTAATTTCCTTTGTTATCGTTTGGTCGCCACCCGTTTTCCCATCTTTGTTCTCTGCCTTCAACATATTGAATATAGCATGTACTGCAACAATCAAATTTTAAAAGGCAAACATCATCCAAAGATTTTTTAGGAAACCTACCACACACAGGGCAGGAGCGTATTTGTTCTCTATTAAGTAGTTTTTTTGATACCTTTATACCATTTATCTCAATTTTCTCTTGAGAGTGGTCATTTTTCTTTTGCTTTGAATATAATTCTTGCATTTGGTGTAGATATTCTTTTTCTCTTTTCTCATTCCAATTTGCTCTGGGATTAGAGACTGCCTCATCTCCGTATTTTTCTGCGATTGCTTTTTCTACTCTAGCAATATGATCGAAGTCTTTTTCACTCATTTATCTTTTTATATACTCCATACGAAGCACCAGCACCAAATGCAACACCGCCAACAAACCATAGCCATTTATATCGTGGAGAGGTCTTTTTTAATGCGTTTGCAAGGAACCCGATTTCTTTATCTTTTTGCATTATAAACAAGTCGTATTCATCTGTCAAGGCTTTGTGCTCAATCCTCAAGTTTTCTAACTCATACTCATATTCTTCTTGTTGAATCTTGAGTTGATATTCTGTTTTTATGTCGCACGAATATTTGTACACATCATAATCAGCCATAATTTTAGACATAGCATTTTCATCAAACAACACGCCAGCAAATGGCGCCGGCGCTTTGTATTCAAGGATTGTAAACTTGGCGGGTTCTGTCGCACCAGCAGTCATCGTCATTAGCAGCAATAATTTAAGGAACATATTCAATACCAAACTTTTCTTCTATATCTTTAATTAGTTGTTCTCGGTCTCGATTGAATTTGTTTTTGTACTGACCTTTCTTGTCTGCTCTTAGCTGTTCTATCATGTCAAGTGCTTCTTCATAATCTGCCTCGATTACAGCTATTGATTCTAAATGACTTTCCATTAATTTTTGTTTTGCACGAAGTTCCTGCTTGTGTATTTCTTTAAGACCTTCTATTTGCGCTTTTACAGATTCAGTTTGGGTTTGATATGCCTTCTGCATAAGGTTGTAATCGTGCTTGGTTTTGGCAGCAAATGCCACACTAAGGATAACAATCAATATAGATTTCCAATTTTTCAATACAAAAGACAATACTGCTTTTTTAGTCATTATAACCTCGCAATCTAGCGATGCCATCTATAACTGTTTGGCCCCCTATATAGATTGCTGAAATAACTACCCAATCTTCACTAGTAAGGTGGCCAGCTAATGTCAAACCAGTTGCTGTTAGCCACACCATCAACTTACGTGATGTAAGTTTTGCGAGCCATGTATCTAAAAATGCTTGTGCTTTTGCCATCATTGATTTCTCACTTTTTTTCTTTAGCTAATTTGGTTGCAGTGGCATACATAACTGATTCTGCATCATCGCCGTATCTTTGTTTAAAGCCTTTCTTATCTTTCTTCATGCCTTTAACAATCT